CCTGTATCATACGGGGAAAAATAAAGTTCCTTCCGTTACCACTATTCTTAAAGCGACTCAACCAGAAGAAAAAACTGAGTCTTTAAAAAAATGGGCAGAGCGCGTAGGAAAAAAACAAGCGGAAAAAATAAGAGATGACGCCGCAGCTGTAGGAACAGCTCTTCATAAATGTCTAGAGAAATATATTTTAGATAAAGGTAATATGAAATATTTTGATGATACTCCTACTGGACGACGTGCACGAAAAATGGCTAATGTTATTATAGGCAGAGCCTTCTTTAACCTTGAGGAAGTATGGGGATGTGAAGTTCATTTAGCGGGGGAAAATTATGCGGGAACCACAGACGTAGTGGGAATCTTTGAGGGTAAACCAGCCATCATTGATTTTAAACAAACTAATAAACCTAAACGTGAGGAATGGATTGAAGATTATTATCTTCAGCTTGCAGCGTATGCCCTTGCTCATAACTATACCTTTGGAACAAATATTAGCCAAGGCTATATTTTAATGTGCAGCCGTGAAGGATATTTTCAGCAATTTCATTTAACACCAGATATGTTTCCTGTGTACTCAGAGAAATGGAAAAAAAGACTCGAGGCTTATCATGCGTGAGTATGTAGTTTATGGGCAAAAATATCCTTGGATTCCTGGTGAGTATAGAAGTGATTATGATCCAGATATAGATGCACCCAGTATTTTAGAAGCAGTGAAAATATATAATGAAAAACCTCGAAATGAATATTACGCGTACAGTGCTCGTTGCATTATGTGGAGCGAATCCTGGCATTTATCTGATGCAGATTTCAAACGTATGAGAACAACTCCTTTCTGGAAAAAGAAAAAAGAAATGGAAGAATTGGAAAAAAATAATCCTCATTTAAAATTCTCTATGTGGAAAGATAAAAACACAATTTTAAATAACTCTGAACCTGTTGAAATTTTAAAAGAACGTTTTTCTATTTATTTTTTAATTCGAGAAAATGAAATAGTTTATATTGGACAAACCGATAATTTTGTCACGCGCTTAAAAAATCATCAAAAAAGAATAACCTTTGATCGCTACTCCATTCAACATTGGGAAGGCACTCTAGAAGAAATTAAACTTATAGAAAGTCAATTAATTTTACACCACAAGCCTTGCGAAAATAAGAATTCAAAATGAGTGAATTTATTTTTGGTCCTCCTGGCACAGGTAAGACAACTACCTTACTAGACATCGTTGATGAAGCACTGTCAGAGGGGATAGAATCAAATGAAATTGGTTATTTTTCTTTTACCCGTAAAGCAACCGATGAAGCTATTAATAGAGCAGTTAAAAACTTTAATCGAAAGCATAAAGAATTTCCTTACTTTAAAACTTTACATGCGTTAGCTCGTTTTTGTTTACATTTGGATCGTACTTCCATTATGCAAGATGAAGACTATGAAGATTTTTCTAATATCATAGGAATTAAGATTCATAACCCCAGCTCGAGGCTAGAAGAATTTGGTGCAACCCTACATGATGATGATCATCTATCTCTCATTGATCGTTACAGGATTAAAAAAACTTCCTTATATGAAGAGTTTAAACACCACGGGCATCTCGAGGGTGGATGGAAAAAATTAGATAAATTGGATAGAGGCTTTACAGCTTTCAAAACAGCTCGTCATCTTTTTGATTTTACAGACATGCTAAAAGCTTTAATTTTAGATGAAGAAAAAATTCCTTTTTTTAAAGTCCTTATCATTGATGAAGCCCAAGATCTAAGCCCTCTACAATGGGAATTGGTAGACAAGCTTATTCTTCGTTCAACTAGAGTTTATGTAGCAGCTGATGATGATCAAGCCATTTTTGGATGGACGGGAGCTAATGTTACAGAGTTATTAAAACGTGCAAATGAACCAGGAAATACTAAACGTGTTTTACATCAATCGTATCGCATTCCTTTATCTATTCATCCTTATGCCACAGCTCTTATTAATCGTAATAAAAATCGTGAGCCTAAAATATGGCATCCGCGAAAAGAAAAAGGATTAATTACCTTTCCTAATTATAAAGATTTCTCTTTATTCCAGGAAGGAAACTGGTTGATCCTTGCATCTACAGGATATCAATTAGATAAAATCTGTTCTGATATGAAACATCGGGGAATTTTTTTTAGTAGAAAAGGATATGCCTCTGTCTCGCAATCAATTCTTGATGCAATGTTTACATGGGAAAATTTATTAAAAGGAAATGCTATCAGTCTCGAAGATGTTAAATTAATTTATAAATATATTAGTTCAAAAGTAGGACTAAAATGGGGAGCCAAGAAAATGGAAGGAGCTACGGAAAGCGAAACTTTCACTTTTGATAAATTAAAAGGACAGTACGGTTTACTGGTAGAGAAAGACACACCGTGGCACGTGGGCCTGGATCGCATTAATGAAAGAGAAGAACGATTAATTAAATCTTTATTAAAAAAGAAAGAAGACTTAAGAAAACCCCCAAGAATTACAGCTTCTACCATTCATGGTGCTAAAGGTGGCGAAGCTGATAAAGTTATGTTATTAACGGACATATCAAGAAAGGGATTGGATGCATATTATAAAGATGCGGAAGAAATGAGAAAAGTTTTTTATACAGGGATGACACGAGCAAAACAAGAGCTCCATGTTATTGCACCAGAAACAGAAGTAGAATTTGGAGAAATACGATATGAGCATCAAAAGCGCAAAAGATAAACAAATAATGGGAAGTCATTATAAAGATTGTTCCATTCAACCTATTGATTATATCATGGACAACAAGTTAGATTGGTGTGAAGGCAACATTGTTAAATACATCACTCGTCATAATAAAAAAGGTGAAGGTAGGAAAGATATTGAAAAAGTAATTCACTACGCTGAACTTTTACTGGAGAAAAAATATGGAAAACGCTGAGTGGCTTCCGCCAGAAAGATTACCTGATCTTACTGGTGCAGATGAAATAGCAATTGATTTAGAGACTTATGATCCTGGACTTAAAGATAAAGGACCAGGATGGGCTCGTAATGAAGGAAAAGTTGTTGGCGTTGCTTTAGCAGTTGAAGGTTGGAAAGGATATTTTCCTGTTGCTCACGAAGGAGGGGGAAATTTTGATGAAAAATTTTTAAAACAAAGTTTAAAACCTATTTTATTAAATGGTGCTTCTAAAGTTTTTCATAATGCTTCCTATGATGTGGGATGGTTACGGCGTTGGGGGCTAGAAGTTAAAGGTCGTATTATTGATACAATGATTGCAGGCCCTCTTATTGATGAGAATCGTACATCTAGAGGAAAACATTACAGTTTAAATGATTTATCTAAAGACTACCTCGGAGAAAAGAAACTAGAAAATGAATTGTATTCAAAAGGATTAGAACATGGTGTGGACCCAAAAGGGGAAATGCATAAATTACCAGCCATGGTAGTAGGTCCATATGCAGAAAAAGACGCAGAGTTAACATTAAAATTATGGCAACACTTCAAGAACGAAATTGTCAAGCAAGAATTAATTAATCTTTTTGATTTGGAAACGGACCTATTGCCTATCTTAATTGATATGAAATGGAAAGGAGTTAATGTTAATCTGGAACATGCAGAAAAAATTAAAAAGAATTTAGCAAAAAAAGAGAAGGTAATACTTAATAAAATTCTCAAAGAGACAGGAGTGGCTGTTGAAATTTGGGCGGCATCGAGTGTGGCTAAAGCTTTTGACGCAGTAGGTTTGACTTACAATAGAACGGAAAAAAATAATCAGCCATGTTTTCATAAACAATTTTTAAATAATCATCCTCATGATCTTCCTAAGATGATTGTTGATGCACGCGAAATTAATAAAGCCAGAACAACTTTTATTGATTCTATTTTACGCCATGAACATAATGGAAGAATTCATGCTGATATAAATCAATTAAAAACTGAAACAGGAGGAACTGTGTCGGGAAGGTTAAGCATGCAACATCCTAATCTTCAACAAATCCCCGCCAGGCATCCTGAATTAGGCCCTTTAATTAGAAGTATTTTTGTTCCAGATGATGAGTGTACTTGGGGAAGTTTTGATTATTCCCAACAAGAACCCCGCATCCTTTTACATTTTGCTGCAGGCATTAATAATGGAAAAGGTTTGAAAGGAACAAAAGAATTAGTGGAATTATAT